GCCATTCCATCACGCTTTGGCTGATATGACGAAGCCGGCAGTTGGTTTTGATAAGGATCTGTTACAGACTTGTCGCAAAGAGTTTGTTGTTCATCTTATGAGCGAACTAAGTGATGAAGCAAAATCCTGTATACATCCTTTCGATGTGCACACTGCCGTCAATGGTGTTGCCGGACTCGCCTATTGTGACAAGATGAACCGTCAAACTTCTATGGGTGCACCTTATTGTAAATCAAAGAAGTCATTTCTTGAGCCCATTGAATCACCTGAAGGATGTGATTGGGTGCAGTTTACACCTGAGGTCATGGAGCGTCGTCAGCTTGCTATTGATACTTATCTTAGTGGTACGCGTTTTCATGCGCAATTTTGTGCTCATCTCAAGGATCAAGCCGTGACTAAAGAAAAAGCACTTGCAGGCAAGACTCGCATATTTAGTTCACTTGAAGCTTCTGTTTCACTACTCATGCGCGAAATGTTTTTGTGCGTTGCTATGAGCGTTCAAAACAACAAATTTGTGTGGAATGCTGCTCCTGGGACTATTGCACAGTCGCTCGAGTGGGAGCAATTATGGCTTTACATCACAGAATTCGGTTTAGATCGAATTATTGCAGGTGATTATGAGAAGTATGACAAGAAGGTCCCGGCCTCGGTTATGATTGAAGCTTTCCAAGTCTTACTTGAGATGTTTGAAAAGCTTGGCTATACTGATGATGAGCTTGCTATCTGTTGGGGTATAACCATGGATGTTTGTTTTCCATCGACAGACTTTGGAGGTGATCTCATGATGTTTTGGGGTACCAATCCCTCTGGCCATCCTCTTACCGTCATTATCAATGGTATTATCGGTGTGTTGTACATTTTGTACACATGGAAGAAGTCTCCATATGCCCAACTTGATTTTTGGTTGCACACACGCCTGATGACGTATGGTGATGACATGTTTATGGGCGTGTCGCCTCAATGTCCTGAATTCGGGCATACCTTCATTGCCACTGAGTTGGCAAAATGTGGTATCGGCTTTACAATGGCCGATAAAAAATCAGAATCACGTCCCTTTATCCACATCGACGAATGTACTTTTTTGAAGCGCTCTTTTGTGTGGGATGAAGATGTTGGTGCAATGTTAGCACCCCTTGATGAAGATTCCATCACTCGCAGTCTTATGATTGCTACAGCAAGTAGGACTATTTGTCCGAAAGCCAGGGATACACAGGCTTTAAGTAGTGCTTGTCGTGAATATTTTTTCTACGGAAAGAAGAAATTTCATGAGAAGCGTCAACTATTTCTCCAATTAGTGGAAGAATGTGAACTTCAAGCTTATGTAGACCAATCTACATTCCCCAGTTGGGACGATTTATATCGTCAGTTCTGGAAGAATTCACAACATGTTACTCTGTCACGCAGAGCCAATATGGTGTGAATTAAGGGTCTTCCCAAAGACGTAAAACTATGGGGGTGGAGTAAACCACTTCAACAAACCGCTCATTGTGGCCTTACTAGCCTTTTGAGTGTAATATATGTTGCTCCAAATAAAAACGGTGTGGCAGTATCCCCTGGAAGATACTCCAGTTGCGGGCTTGTACTAGAACAAGCCCCCTGTACAAGTTGTACTTGTAATTGGTTTTCCTCTGAATTTCAAATTCAGAGTGACATTATCTTGGAAGATGGGCATCAATCTGATTCTCTTCAACAAGGTACTACGCAGTTTCTCGATGAATCAGCTGGACTCAAGGTCGGTATCGATGAAACTTATGATGGCGTGTCTGCTCTTGATCAGACGGAAGAAGCTGATTTATCTCGCTTTCTCTCTCGCCCTGTTAGGATTGGTACGTTTACTTGGAATGAGGCGGACGCTGTTGGCACTACACACAATTATAACCCGTGGAATTTGTTTTTCACAGACACAAGAGTGAAGTATAAGTGCAACAATTTTGCTTTTATCCAGTGTAAACTCAAGGTTAAAGTGCTCATCAATGCTTCCCCGTTCTATTATGGGGCTATGATAGGTGCCTATCAACCTTGCCCTGGTGTCACTCCATCAACTATTGTCAATGATGCTAGTAACCGGTGGTTAATTCCAACATCTCAGCGTCCACATATGTGGATTTTTCCCCAAGGATCCAAAGCAGATGAGCTGACTCTACCTTTCTTCTGGCATAAAAACTTTCTGAATATGCAGAGTGCGCAAGAGATGACGGATATGGGTAAGTTGCAATTCATCAATTACACAGCTCTCGCTTCGGCAAATGGAGCTGTAGGTGTCGGTGTTACAGTGCAAATCTATGCTTGGGCTGAGGATGTCAAGTTATCTGGTCCTTCTGTTGGACTTTCTGTGCAGGGTGATGAATATGGGAATGGTGTGATTTCAGCACCAGCAACTGCTATCGCTAACGGAGCTAAGTGGTTCGAAGACATACCTGTCATCGGACGCTTTGCTACTGCAACGCGCATAGGCGCTTCAGCTGTTTCGTCTATTGCCACTTTATTTGGTTTTACTAATGTGCCTAACATTAACCCTGTAGAGTCGTATAGACCAAGCCCATTCCCCCAGCTGGCATCTACTACAATCTCATACCCCGCTGAGAAGCTCACTTTGGACCCTAAAAATGAACTGACTGTAGATCCCACTGTTCTGGGTTTGCCTCCTATGGATGAGATGATTATTTCTAACCTCATTCAAAAGGAGTCTTACTTATGTACAGCTACATGGGCTAATACAAATTCGGTTGATGATTTGCTGTTCACTTCGGTGTGTAACCCAGCGTTTTATGATAATGACGCTCTTGCTAGCCCAAAAGTGTATATGACGCCTATGTGTTGGATTTCCCGTCTTTTTAAAGATTGGAGAGGTGATATTATCTTCAGATTCAAATTCGTTTCCACTCCTTACCACAAAGGTCGAGTCCGTATCTCATATGATCCTGCAGGATATGCTGGTGATAATATTGTCAATGATTCTGTCTCACAAAATGTGGTTCAAACTCAGATTGTGGATCTAGGAGAAGAGTCTGATGTTGAGATCCGAGTGCCATATCAGCAAGCTACAGCTTTCTTGCAAACTAGACAAACTCTACAGAACGCAGATATCATCTGGTCCACTTCATTGGCTCCAGCCTTCAATTACAGTAATGTTTTTGATAATGGAACTATCACTATGCGTGTGCAAACAAATCTGACTGCACCTGTTGCGGTTACATCCATCCCAATCATGGTGTTTGTGCGTGCTGCTGAGAATATGGAATTCGCAAATCCAAGTACTCTCAGTCAGTATGCACCTGCTACATTCACACTGCAAAGTGATGTCTATGGTGATCCATTAACATTGGTAGCTGGTCAACCATCAAACACTCACCCGGAACGATATCTTATCAATTTCGGTGAGAGTGTAAAATCGTTGCGACAATTGTTGCGACGTCAATCCCTATCATTTAATATTCCCAACTTGGCGAACAATACTTCTGTTCGACTGTTGCAAAAATATCATTTTGGTAGATGGCCCTTATACTATGGCTTTGATCCCAATGGGGTCAATTCAGCTGTAGGTATATCAAACCCCGGAGCAAATTTTCCATTTAATTACTCCCAAACTACCCCATTTAATTGGGTTGCCCCTGCCTTTGTTGCGCAGCGTGGGTCTATGCAGTGGACGTTTAATGTTGACACCACTACTCAGATCCGTCATTGTCGCGTTTATCGTGACACCGCTACACACACAGTGGCAGGTTTCTCTACAGCCACAGCAGCATCGAAAGGGACACAGAGTGCACAGTCTGCATTTTATTGTCTCAATGCTGATAGTGGTGCATCCGGGCAGGCACTTACAAATCAGTTCACTAATACTGGAATGACTGTACAATTGCCAAATTATACCCGAACCCGCTGGCAGACTACGTCGCCAGCACAAGCAACGGCATTGACTAACATTGATGCCTCTGATATCGATGCTTATGCATTCGAAATCAGCACCTGCCCGTCTGTGGAAACAAATTCCACGACAACGCAGACCATTTGGGCATATGCTGGAATTGGTACTGACTACGGTCTATACTTCTTCCTCAATGTCCCGGTAATATGGATTTATGCCGTATTTCCGACACCTAATTAGGTGTCACACAGTAATGTGTTGAGCGTTTCGGTCGTTCAATACCCCTACTTGTAGGTTATCTGTTAAAAGCAGGAATCCCCTAAATCAATCACTTAGCAGTGGTTTTCAGCGGGATTCGTCCCGTAAATTTTACGCTGCTATAAGTCGAAAGATTATTATTAGGGGGCTCCTAGGAGCCGTCAAT